ATCCAACTAACCTCCGTGATGGTGTCGGTGTTTATGTAACCGAAACCATGGCGTGTCAACATACATTTTTAAAGATAATGCGGGGCACCTTGCAGCAACTAGCGCCAAATGAACCCACCCGGAGCGCTTCTAGATTTTGGCAGCACACCTCAGCCCACCCGAGAACGCTCGCCAGTGAGCCTATGTGTGGCGCTACGGCCTAGCCTTTTGCCAACCGGAGAAGATCGGTCGAAACGTAAGACACCTTATTGGTGCCAAGCCAATTGCAGGCGGTATCAAACGCCTTCTGGCAATACGCTGCCCATCCAAAGCCGTCTTCGATCTTGGCGAATGCAACCTGCCTGGGTGCCGCTTTACCCATCATCCTACCACCTGCCCTAGCCAATGCCTCCCGGACAAGTTTCATGTCGGTGTCGGAGGAATACTTGAGAATGAGAACGCCATGAACGTGAAGCCTACCGGACGGGGAAACTTCGAAGGTAAAACCGTAAGCCGGGAGATAGCCAAGGGCAGATTTCAATTCTCTGGAAATACGGCGGCGAAGATCGTCAGCCGGATCGCGACGGCTAAGCAAAAGCTTTTCGCGGGCCGGATCGAGGTTGAGGGTAAAGGTCCGGCCGTTCTGACGACCAGCAGCTTCAAAGGACCGGGCAAGCTTTTCATGCTGCCAAAGAGTGCGCCACGGCTTGCTTCCGATATCACCCATACGAGCGACGGACGCTTGCAGGGCTTTGGACCGATGGGGTTTGGATGTCTTCTTAGGGGTGTTGATAGAGGGGATGGTAAGGGTGTGTTGGTGCCCTACTGCACAAGTATCAGGGACACCCCCATTAACATCATGTTCTACAACGCTTTTAGCCCGATTTTCTTCAGGCGGGTTTGAACCAATTTTGCACTCCTGCCCGTCAGCCGGAGCGTCATTGACGAGGCGACGAAGCAGCGGCGACTGGCCGGAATATCGTGGGGCGTTGGACAAGGGCGACGAGCCTCAAATAATGATACGAGCGACGGCAGGCGGGTTTAGTTTTGGGCGTGATGGCGCAAGAGCGCCACCAATTCACGGGCAACAGACGACGCGAATGTGCGCTCGTGGCTCGTATTGAGGTTCTTCAGCCGGACCGAGACGCCGACACGGGCCACCTCGATTTCAGCATCCACATCCAGCTTACCGCCCTTCCGGGCAAGTGCGTTTTCGATGGATTGAGCGATATCCAGCGCCTGTTCCCTGCTCCAGATATGAACGCCAGCGCCGTAATCAAGGTGAATGGTGCCATCTTCAAGGTTGGCAATGTCGATGTCGCCAAGGCCGATCTGATGGCCGAGACCAAGACGCTTGATCTCATCGGTAATGAGCGTGCCGACGAGGTCGGCAACCGTAACACCCTTGTGGGCGGCAAGTTGTCGAGCCTGTTCGGCGCGTTCCTCGGGAAGACGAATTGCTGCGGTAGCCAATGCGATAACTCCTGTTTTCATGCATTGAATGTGTTAGATGCACTAATATAGCATTGGCCGGAGAATCGTTCAAGGAATCGCTCGGAGAAAACTCGAATAAATCAATGAAATTGTTGATTTAAACTCGTGTAAAGCCTATATTCAAGACGCTGCAAGCGACGGCAGCTAAACGCTACAGGGGAAGCCGCCGACGAGCCGCTTCCCCTTTTATTTTGGACATGTCGTCAACGGCTTCGGCTGTTTGCAAAACCACCCGGTCGGGAGGCAAGCATCATTTCCTTTGCAACCAAACCTCGCACCGTTGACTCAAACTCCTTGGAAATTTTTGTCGCCAAGTCTTTGTTCTGTTCTGGCGTGCCTGCGCTACCATTGACAGTAATCGTTGGCGCGATTGAAATGTTTTGCGTCTGGCTTGCGCTCACGCCGCCGGAGAAGCCCGCCGAGAGCGAAGGCGTTTCTGCGACAAGACCGCCTTCAGCATAGCCACGCTTGGCTGCCTGATGCATTGCCTCAAGATTTCTCACGCCAAGCGCACGGGTCGCCTGTTTGGAGAAAACGAACTCATCGGCATGCACGACGCCTGCGGGTTGATGTTTGGTGCCGGGGCCAGTCCAACCGCCTTCGCTGAATCCGAACAAGCCGCCGAGAAGCGCGCCAAAGATACCGCCGAAGCCGCCACCGGATGAGGATTTGCCGCCCATACCGAACAGACCGGCAAGCGGGCCCTCGCCCATGAGCACGGCCTGAAGACCGACTTTGATCAGGGTTTGCAACATAGATTGAAGCGCCTGCTCCGCCGTCATTGTGCCGGAGAGAAGGCCAGCAAGGGCATCGGTCATCTGCTGGCCGAAGAAATTCCCCGCTTCGGCAAGCCCGTCCTGTTTTTCCCGGAGACGGTCGGTTGCCATTTCGGCTTGCGCCATTCCCGCCGCAAGCTGAGCGATTTCTGACCGCTGCTGTGGCGACAAGGCGATGCCTGCCCGTTGCGCTTCGGCAAGCAATTCTTGCTCGTATCGGAATGATGCCGCCTTTTGAGCTGACATAGTTAGCGCTCGCTGTTCGGTCTGCTGCGCGACGGTGTATTCCTTCGCGCCTGCCGTGATCTGTCGGTAGGCGTCGGACTGCTTTTGCGCTGCCTGCGTCAATCGCTCGATTTCGGTAGCGGCATCCTTGGCACGGGCGCTAGCGTCTTCGACATGCCAATTCTCATTTTTGAGTGGAAAGGACAGGCCGTAGTTGCCAGCATTTTGGTGAATCCATTGCCGGGCGGTGTCGGAATTGTAAGCGAGATCAGCGGCCAGACCTTTGTTATGATTCGAGCGTCCGGGAGGCGCAACCCATCGTCTCGCCGCTTCCGGGCTTCCGTATTTCCGCAAAGCCTGCAACCAAAGTTCTTGCTGCCGGGCAATATCACGGAAACCGCTGTTGATCGTCACCGAACCTTGAAGCTCTTTCGGCATGGACGCGATCATGGTGGCAAGCCGCTTCTGGAAGTCCACCTGCATGCCGGTTACATGGCTGGCGCTCTTGCCAGATGCCAGAACGGAGGACAGGTAGGTGGCCGGGTCATCGGTTGCGCTCTTAATATTGAGCGACGACAGCGCCCGGCCACGCATTTCGTTGGCAAGGCTGATTTCACGCTGGCCCTGTGCCATCGAAAGCGACTTCTGATAGACGGCTTCAATTCTGGCTTTGGCATCGAGGTTTTGCAATTCCTTCGCCAATTCTGGCACTTCACCCTTGAGAGAGCGAATCGCATCGGCAAAGTTCTTGATATTGGCGGTCGCCTTCGCGGCGGCGCTGTCGGTGCCGGACATGGCAGCGTTAAGATCAGTGATCGGCGGCTTTGCACCCGCCGCTTCCTCGCCGGTTTTGAAAATGAAGCCTTCAGCGTAACCGTTCCGGCGGTCGAGAACGTCACGCAAGCGCATGGCTTCCGTGGTGAGTTCTTCGATCTTCTGTTTCTGCCTGTCAATATTCTGGCCAGTGATCGGGTCATCGGGATCAAGCAATGCCTGTGACTGAAGATCGGCCAGAACAGCTTTAGCTTCCTGAAGGTCGTCGTAAACCGCCGTCAGGCCACGCTGCACGTTGCGGTTCGACTGTTCTTCGATCCTGTTCCATCTGTCGAGAAAATCGTCCATCGCACCGACAAGGCCGACAACGGCCTGTTTGGTGAAGGTGCTGACGGTGGTGCCGATTTTGTTAAACTTCCGGTCCAGTTCATCGGCACGGGCGATCATTTCGTCGCTCATCACCGCGCCAAGCTTATGTGCTTCCGTAATGGTTTCCCGGATGCCATCAGCGCCACGAGACAGAAGCTCCACGAAGCGCTCACCCCCGGTTCCGCCGAACAGTTCGTCAGCGATGCGGATTTGCGCCGCCCTGTCGAGTTGCTGCAATCGCCCGATGATTTCGACAAGCAGGGCGGAAGGGTCTTTGAGTTTTTCCTTGAGGTCGCTGGCGCTGAAGCCGAGACGCTGGAACGCTTCGGCGGCGGAACCCTTGCCGGTATAGACAAACTCATCTGCCCGGAGCGAAAGTTCCTTCATGCCATCCGTCAGGGCGTCAACGGGAATACGCGCCTGTTCCGCGACATAGGCAAGCTCTTGGAAAGCGCGATTGGACAAACCGGCGCGCTTGGCCTCGCTGCCGATATCGGCAATGCCTTTGGTGATATCGGCAACGCGCCCGATGATCGCATCCAAGCCACCGATGGCAAGCCCGCCAATGATGCCACCGGCCAAGCCTTTGCCGAAAGCGCCAACCGTCTTCATGGCGTTACCCATGGCCTTCTCGATACCGGAACCGGCCTTTTCGGCGTCGGTCTGCATCTGCTTGAAGCCGGTTCTGGAACGCTGTTTCTGGCGCTCCATATCCCGCTCATACTTATCGAACCGGGCGGCGAGAGTAATGAGAAGCTGCTGGCCGTCATCTGCCATCGTGGAAACTCCTATCCTGCTTCGGCCATGAGGGCCGCAAATTCATCTTCGGGGAGATCGTAAATCGAGCGCTGGTTATCGTTGGCCGCTGCCCTGAAAACGGAAAGGGCGGATGCAATCGCGCCGTCAATGTGGTTGGAATGGCGGGTGCCTTTATGCATCGTGGTCAGTTCGCCCGCATTGGTGGCGCGCTTCACCACGACGCTCTCAAAATGATTGCGAAGGATCGGGTGCGCACCGTGCCGGATGCGACGGCCATTGACCACGCGCTCAAGGTCGCAAATCGGGCCGTGCATGTGCTTGGCCGTCTGCGGAAGCTGAAGCACGGCGATGCCGTGATCCATGAGCTTGCCCATGAGCGGCCCGGCAAGCGACGGGTCGAAGACGACTTCGCGCACGTCATAGGTGCCGCAAAGGTCGATAATCTTGTCGGCAATCACGTCCGGTTCGATGACGGGGCCGTTGATGACGTTCAAAAGGCCATCGTCACGCCAGCGGGTATAAGGAACCTGCTCAACCTTAGCTTTGTCCTCCAAGCCTTCGGACGGCAAGAAGAACCACGGATGCACGGTGATACGGCCATCGTTATGACGCCATGCGCCGACAATCGCGGTCAGGTCGCCGGAGCGGGACAAGTCAACGCCAAGCCAGCACGGCAACCCTTCAAGCTCTGAAAGGTCAAAGTTCGGATCGCGGCCCGCGTCATAGACGGCCATATCAAACAAGGGATCGCGGGAAGCGGCCTGCCAGATATTCAAGTTCAACTGCTGAAACTGGTAACGGGCGGGCGGGCTGTTCTCCGCTTCCTTCAACTTGTTCCGCAAGCCGACAATGTTCGGGAAGCCGTAAGGCAGGCCGGGGTTCGCCTTCAGCCACGCCGCCTCGTCGCGCCAATCGTCGCCGGGTTCAAGCTGGAACAGGATCGGCAACACGGTCGGGTCGTCAATCTCGCCGGTCGCGACCTTGTAGGCATAATCATACTGTTCGAAGCCGAGATTATCCTGTCCACGGCCCGCCGTGGTGCAGATGATGGTGAGCGGGTCGGCTACCTTCGTCGTGCCGGAGTCTAGTGCTTCCCAGAGATCGCGGCCTTTCCACTGGTGGATTTCGTCAATGAGGATGAAGTTCGGCGTGGTGCCGTGCTGCGCCTTGCCGTCGCTGGAAATCGCCTTCAGGGTCGCGCCGTTCTGCCGGTTCAAAATACGCTTCGCGGAATTGAAGGCGTCGTTGATCTTCGTCGCGGCGACAAGGCGCCGATCCATGCGCACGATGTTCGCGGCCTCGCGGAAGCCGATACCGGCCTGTTCGCGGTCACAAGCAGCAAAGATAACCTGTCCAGCCGGGACCGCCTCAGGGCCAAGCAGATGCAAAAGCGACCATGCGGCAGCATGGCTAGTCTTGCGATTACCACGGCCAAGCATCAGAAAGACCTTCTTCACTACGCGCGTGCCATCGGGATTACGCGGGCCATAGATGCGCTTCGTCATCCGTTCGAAGGGCGTGTAAAGCTGGAATGCCCGCTTCGGCGCGGTGCTGGCAGGATGACGCAAGGCGCGAAGGAACCTCACGGCACGGTCGCCGTGGCCGAGCGGATCGTCAATCAGACTGTTATCAAAAACCCATGCCGGAAAGGCGCTCTTGCTCATCAGCGCACCATGAGCGGGTTGTCGCCGGCATCGTCATCCGCTGCGGCGCTGCCGACGCGTGCGCGTGACGTAGGCGTAAGGCCGTATTCTGACGCTAACTGCCGGGCCGTCTGGGCGTATCGGATTTGCAATCCACCAAGCTTCAGGTCAGGGACAGGCAGCGCGGCCATGGCGGATGCGATCTGTTTCACCGCACCTTCGGCAATGCAATAGTTCTCCACGCCGCCCAGATTGTCGCGGGTAATGATACCACGCTCGATGAGGCTGGGCATGATACGCTTCCACTCTGCGCGGGCATAGGATGTGAAGTGCTTCGGCGGTGCCGGTGCTTTCGAAAGTGCACTGCTATCGCGGGAAATGGCGGGTTTCACGCCACGATTATGGACGCTCATTTCAGCACCTCGCCACGCAACTCAAGGGCTTCGTATCTGCCGAGTTCCTTGATTTCCTTGAGGCCGTAAGCGCTGCCGTTATAGGAAATGCGATCTGCCGTGGTGATGCCAGGGCGATAACGGACACGAAAAATCACAGTGCCGGTTTCCGCTTCGCCAAGCCCCGTGAAGAATTCCGTGGCCGACTGCTGGATGATTTCAGCCCAGACAACGGCGACGGTCGCCCATGCTCTCATCACGTCGCCGGACGGTTTCACGGTTTCGGTCTGGCGTTCGATGGTAATACGCCTATCCATTTTGCCCGCGTTGATCATTTGATCCACCGGATCAAAGCTTCAACGGACAGAATGGAATGGCCATATTGAGGATCGGGGTCGCGTGGGTGCCGGATGGTCGTGACCTTGAAATGGTCGCAGTATGCTCCTGCGTTCTCCATTTCGGCGCTCAGGTTATACTTGGACAGGGCAGCGTTGGCGGCGGCGGCAATCTCTTTGGATGCATCCTGCCCGGCGTCCAGCGTCCAAACATGCAAGTCGAGATAAACCCACGCAGCAGTCTGGGCGCGATAATCATTGCCATGCAGAGCGGTGTTGCCGTCGCTCACGATAATGGCCGGGGTCTTATCGGGTCGTGTGCTACCTGCCCGGATATGCGTCGGCGGCACAAGCGCGGTGACTTCCGGCTTATTGATCAACCGGTTGCGGACAGCGGTCTGAAGGGTGAGAACAGGTTCGATACTCATTCGCTGGTCGTGCCTTCCCATGCTTGGCGGATTGCCTTTCGGCCTGCCCGGTCAATGCGTTGCTGCGCCCGTTTTCGCTGAAGCCGGAAGCCCGGCCAAAAGAAGGGCTGTGCATCGGCGGCGGCGGTCCCGTATTCAACCAAATGCGGATATCGGGTATCACTGTCTCCAACCGTGATGATGACTTCGTTGTCACCGGCAACACGGTTGCCGCCGGGCTGCGAATACGGCGGCGTCGATTGGCCGGGCAACGTGACGGCAATGGAGTTTTTCAGCGCGCCTGTATCTTCCGGCGCAAGGGCGCGCTGCGTGGATGCAATCGACTCTGCGGAGGTCGTCAGGGCTTTAAGCACGGCATCACGCGGAGCTTTTTTCACCCGGTCAAATGCTTTCATGAGATCGTCCAACCCGTCATTCGCCATCGTGGAACCACCTTTCCCGATAGTTATCGAGCGTCTGCGTGACGGTCTGCGGTGCGATCTGGCTGGAAATCCCGAACGTTGCGAGATTCCGGCACTCATAATAGAAGCTTACGAGCCGGAGGATCGCGACTTTCAGATCAGACGGAAACGGGTCAAGCTCATCAAGCGGCCTGCCGATATAGTTTGCGACATACTCACACGCCCCTTCGATGAGAAGCATGATCAATGCATCTTCCTCGCTGTGATCAATGCGCAGATATTGCTTTGCGAGATCAGGTGAAATGATCATTCCGCTGCTTCCTTTGAAAAAGTTATATTTGGCATCGCTTGTGAAGTGCTCCCCGCGCCGGTCCCTAAACCAGCATCCAAATCGTCGGACACCCCCGGAGGAGTATGCGCGCCAGACCGGCCAGCTTTGGAGCAAGCCAATTTGTCAAGTCGCCTCTTTAGGGTCATGTTCGGCGTTGTGAGCGCTACTTCCAGCGGCATGCCCTTGGCCAAGCGCAATTCGAGGGAACTGAGACTCAAGTTCAGTCCTTCTGCCCACTCCGCTAACGTCTTAGTGATGCCGTCTACTGTGTGAGTAGGAGTCCAAGTATCTCGCGACCGTCTGCTAACCTGCTCATTGCTGAAGATGGGCAGGCGCTGGCCGCGAAAGCCCGTCTGCATCGGTGTGGTGATGGCATCGGCAATGGACAGGCCGCGCTCAAGGCGTCCGATGATGATGGCCGGGGTGATGCCGTAATCCAGCGCCCAGTCGATAATGGGTTGCTGGATGCCGTCATGTTCAAGGATGGTTTCGGGATTCATGATTTCCCCTTGACAAATTGGCTGTATTTCGCTATCTTACAACTTGATGACCTTTCGTAGCTCAACTGGATAGAGCGCCGGTCTTGTAAACCGGGGGTTGTAGGTTCGAGTCCTACCGTTAGATTAGAAGGGCGCCCTTGTGGCGCCCTTCGCCATTTCTGCACCGTATTCATGACCTTTGCTCCTGCCGCTGTTTGGTGGAGCTATGGCAAGGCGTGCAAAGGGGTTGCCAGTTACCGCGAAACCAGAAGAGACGCTTATCGCCGCGATGGGGAATGACGTGATCAACAACGGTGGCGAGGTTCCCACACATCCGGCAAGAGGGGTGCGCACGCAGATATTCACCGCGGGCTTTACGCCACTCATGGTTATAACCCCGAAGGGCTGCTGAAGGGCGGCGGGCATCATGGCGGGCGTTGCGCTCGCGCTTGGCCTTCTCCTGGCACTGGCAAAGCTGGCCGTGGGGAACAATGGTGCCACATGCACAAATACGCGGGGGCTTGCTCATTTGCGCCTCCCGGAAGCTTTGAGTGCCTGAAGCCCGCCACGGTCAAATTCAGGATCAAGGCCAGCGGCAATGTTGCGCTCTGCCTGTTCCGGGTCTGGTTCTTTCTTGTCGGAACCGCCGCCGTGAATGGCTTTCAGCTTCTCAAGATGCGCTCTGTAGGCTCGGTCGATTTCGGTCGGTGTAGCGTTCCAAGCCTGTTCCGGCGTCCAGCCAAGCCAGCCGGTCGCACGGTCATAGAGGGCTGCAAACACTTCCGCCCACGTCACCTGCTTGCCGGTCGTGTGCAACGGTTGCACACGTTTTTCCGGTGCTGGCGTAAGCATGGACACAAGTTCGAACAACGGGGCGCGAACAGCGAGAAAGAAAGGGAAAAGCGGCTTTCGCTGCACGGCAGTCAGGAAAGCCGCTGCATTCGGGGTGCCGCTGCTTATTTCGGAGGCCCGAATGATTTCGGAAATGATCGTGTAGTTCAGGTCTTCCAAGGCGGCATGAAGCGCCGGAAGGCCGAAACGTTCTTCAAGGATGGTGGCGGCGCGCAACGAAGGGCGAAGGGTCACGGCGTTACCGCCATGACTGATTTCCACCTGTTCGAAGGATGCGCGCTGCTTTCTCATGGCTTAGGCCGTGATCTTGAGCTTGGCGAGGGCTTCGCCCATGATCACGCGGCCACCGACACGGCGGCGTGCATGCAGCTTCACCACGCCGTTACCAGCGCCGGTAATGTCGTCGCGGATGATGTCGAAACCGACACGATCAGCGATGGCGTAGCCGCTGGCGAAATCGCCAAAAATGATCGGGGTTTTACCGGCTGCGATGTCCGGCGCGTCCACGGCTTCATAAACCGGGCGGCCCAAAAGCAGCGAAGGCTGACCTGCGGTGATACCGGGCTGCCAGATATAGGTTCCGTCGCTATCCTTGAGCTTGCGAACAACACTCATGGTCTTGCGGTTCATCAGCCACGAACCGTTCACGGAATAGCTCGTCTTGATGAAATAATAGAGATCGATCAGGGCTTCCGCGTTGAAGCCAGCGGCAGTGGCAACTGCGACCTCTTCCACGTCAGTAGACTTCAGGACGCCTTCTGCCTGCGTCGTGCCGTTGCCGTTGACAAACCACGATGCTTCGATCTGGCCGAAACGGCGCGCAATGTGATTGGACAGGAAAGCGGCAAGGTCAATCTGCGCGTCTTCCAGCAGAATACGAGTGACCGGGACAGTCACGGCCATTTCGAACGGCTTCAGATCGATCTGTTCGAACGAAGGCTCATCTTCGGCAGCGGTGGCGGTTTCGGCGCGAGGTGCCGGGGTGACTTCATCGACAAGGCGCGGAAGCTGAAGCAGCGGGCCGGACATGGCGATGGTCTGGGCAAGGCTGCGAACCGGAGAGTATTCAGCCACCTTTTCGAGAATGGTGGTGGCAACGGCTTCCGGTGCGAGAATGCCGCCCGTGGAGGAACCGCCATAGGCGAGTGCCTTTACTTCGGAAGCATCGCCCGTGCGAACGAAATCCGAGAAGGCTTTGACTTCGTTGCCGTTATCGTTCGAAGCCTTGGGGTGATTGTTGTTGTCGGCGGCAGGGCGGCGGTTAAGCTTGGCCTGCATCGTTGCGATATCGTCCTTGAGCGCCTTGATTTCTTCGGCGCTCACAACCGGGTCGGCATTTGCCACCGGCTTGTTCTGCTCTGCATTTTCCATTTTGGGGTTTTCCTGTTCAACGTTGAGGGGGTGGGACTTTGTCTCGGTAATGCGAGCGTCTGGATGGACAGGCCGCTTGCAAAGGGAGATTTCATTGATTGTGAGGGCCGTCAGAACGCGGCCACCTGCCGGACGTGCCTTTGCTTCATGAAGGCGATATCCGATGGACAGACCGGACATGGTGCCACGCTGAAGGGCAAGCCGGGCCTGCCGGGCGGGTTCGATGCCTTCGACAAAAAGACGGCCTTTGACCTCAAGTCCCTTGTCGGTGACAGAATAGGAGTCCCAGACGCCGACGACGCTTTTCTGCTCATGCTCCACGATCATCGGGACACGCGGGGCAAAGCTGAAGGCGGAAGGCTCAATAAGATCGCCGTAGCTGTCGGGCTGGCCGAAAGGCCACGCAATCCCGGTCACGGTGCCGGTGTCGTCAATCGAGACTTCGGCCTTGATTTCGAGGTTGCCTGTTTCGATGGTGCTGGCGGCGGCTGTCATTCTGCCACCTGCGAGATTGCGTCATTCACGGCTTCAACGCCGAAGAACAGGCTGGTGATAACGCCGTCTGCAACGGCAAAAACTTCGGCCAGCGGCCTGCCGATGACATAGACAGACACGAGCCGGTGGGCTTCTTCGGGGGCAGTGCCGCCGCCGATCAAGCCAAGCCGGATGATCTCGGAAACGTCTGTGAAGCTGTAACTGGTATCGCGGAAACGGCGGAAAAGCGCACCGACACCATGGCCGGTTTTCGTTTCAAGCTCGATGATCAGGTCTCGGGTCGGGAAGGCAAAGGCTTTTTCGCCGTCGCCAAAGAAGGCGCGGTGTTCCGTCATTTGGCGGGTTCCTTTTCGGGGGCCGCAACAGGCGTCGCGCCAGAGGTGGTATGGGGATTGATCAACTCGTCGCCACCGGGAAGCGGCGGCATATTGAGGATGGCGCGGGCTTCGTTGGGCGACATGACGCGATTGGTGACGAGCGCCGTAATGTTGGCCGTGCGCGATGCCATGTCGGCGCGCATCAGGTCGTCGACAACAAATTCGAACCAATGGTCGTTCTGTTCGGTCTCGGTCAGAAGAACGGTCGCAAGGGCTTCCTGCCACTTGTCGAGCCATGGCCGGAGGCAAAGCTGAAGGAAGCTTGCGCCCATCTGTTCGGCGTTGCTCCACGTCGCACGCTCAAGCTGGAAAAGCAGGTGCGGTGGAACGCCGAAAATACGGGCAATTTCGTTGATCTGTTCGAGGCGGTTTTCGACATACTGGCTATCGGTGGAGGTGAGCGCCGGGGCTTCATATTTCCAGCCGCCGTCAAGAATTAGCGGATCGGCGGAAGCACCGCGCATCCACTCCCGGAAGCTCTTTCGCATGTTGGAAATGGTAGTTGCGCCAGCTTCCCCGCCCTGAGCCTTCTCATTCGAGATAATGGCGTTCGGACGTGCGCCGGACGTGAAGAACGTTGCGCCGTGCTTTTCCAGAACGGATGCAAGGCCGATGGCTTCACGGCCAAACGAGATCGGGGAGCGATTGAGGAAAGAAGGAATATGGAGGATTTCGGTGTGCGAGTATTCGCGGGAGCCACCATTCTCAGAAACGCGATAGAACGGCGGGGCTGCGCCAAGCGCGTCTTCCATGACAGAGACGGTGCCGGGCAAAAGCCGAATAAGCTCAAACGGGCGTCCATCCGGGTAGCGCACGACACGGCCAAAACCGTTGCCGTAGATCAGAGCGTCGGATGTAAGCTGCGTGCGAATTGCACCTGCGCCCGTCCATTCGTTCGCCCGCTTGTGGACGATCTTATGGGCGGTGTGCGTGCTGACGATTTCCTTGGCTTCCGCCTGCTCCCGGTAGAGTTTTACCGGCAGGGAACCAATCGATTCAGAAATCAGGCGCACGGCTTGAAGAACAGCCGGAGTGTTGAGCGCCGACAAACCGCCGACGCTTACGCCGCTGGAAGTAGTGCGCACGCCAAAGATTTCGGAAACGGCAGGATCGGACAGGAGATAAGCTTTACGCTCCCCTAGACCAAACCTGCTTTTGACTTCGTTCCAAAAACCCATTGGATAACATTCCTATTTAACTTAGGAATATTATCTCACGTCAGGAATCGAATGTGAATCCTTTCAGTCAATAAAAGTGATGATATTGGTGATAAATATCAAATTTATTGATAAAATGGCTTACGTGATGATATCGCGCACGGTTTTCATTTGTTTCGCGATCTCGACAAGCTTCACGTCACTGCCGCCATAATCGTCAGCGGATGACCCGGAAGACCTGCCCATGATGTAGAGGGCAGCCCGTTCAGAAACGCCTCCTGTTAGCGCGTCTTCGAACAGATGGCGGAAACCATGGTTCGGCGGCGGCAAATCCGTGCGCTTCGGAAAGACCTTTTCATGTATCCACTCGCGCAAGCGCTGGTCCTCATTCTTGCCGCCGGGAAAGAGCTTGCCGTCCGCTTGTGCTTTCACCCATTCGATGAAGCCTTCCTTGATCAATCCGGGGTGCACCGGCACCTTTCGCGCCTTATGCGTCTTTGTTTTTCGCCCGTCACCAACGCGGATATGAATGAACCAAAAGCCTTCGACTTCGAAGATATCGCGCTTTTCCAGCACTGTGATTTCATTCACCCGCGCACCCGTATGGGCGATGATCCACGGTATCCAGCGAAAGCTTGCTCGTGTTGCACTCCGGGCAAATTCGAGGAAATGACGGGCATCTTTGAGTGAATAGGTCCGTTCGGCACTGTCGCCCTTTTGGACAACCGGAAGCTCCAAAGCCGCCCATGGCTCCCCTTGTGGAAACATCTGGTTTTCGGCCTGCTTGTTTGCCTCACCCATCAAGGTTCGAATAATGGTGATTTTGTCGTGCACGGTCTTCCGGGACAGCTTGCCATCGACAAGCATATGGTCACGCCACGCCCTACCCTCTGCGAGTGTTACCGTCGCAACGGCCTTATCTTTTCGGAAAGTCTCAAAATCATCTTTCGCGTTCCGATACTTCTCTAAGGTCGCTTCCGATTTCGGACGGCTGAGACCGATGGAAGCTAGTCGCTCCTGTTCCTTAATAACGTCCTCAAAGGTTATGCCCGCAAAAGGCGAGGCTAAAGGCTGGCTTTCCTCCTGTTTGACGGCGTCGACAAGCATGGGATGGGACGGTTCGCCGGTAAAGTCGCCATCGTTGCGTTCGTAGCGCCGTGCAACAGCCTCATAGGACGCGATACAAAGCGCCTGCGCCAATGCGCGCCACTCTGGCGTTCCCTTCACCGCGTCGGTGTTTCCCGCAAGGCGCGTCCGCTCAATACGCAAACCGACGAGTTCTTCCAGTTCGTCGTCTGACAGTTTACCCGCGAAGCCGTCGCGGAACGGATGAGCGTCATACGCCGGATCGGGGTCGATCTGCGCATAGCGGGGGTCGTGTGCACGAATCTCGGAATCAAAGCTGATCTGGCTCTGGTAGTCACGTAGGGCGATTTGTTGGGCGGTGAGTGGATGGGCCGCTGGCTTCGGCTGCTGGCCGGTCGCGGCTTCATGCTTCAGTCGGGCAATGCCAATCTGCCTCTGCATCGAAGCAACGGCGGCGGCATGGTTGCGAAGGGCCGTGCGCCGGTCGCCACCCAGCTGAATTTCGAGTTCTGCCCGATTATCAAGATATGGCCGGAGCGATGAAGGTATGACGATCCTCGCGGAATACCGCCCGTTGCGCTCTTTCCAATGTTGAGGTTTGCCTGCCAT